CACCGGGCTCAACATAACCAGTTGCACTGATAGGAGAAGCCTTACGTGCACCACGTGCAATAGCACGGAATGCAAGACGGTCATACTTTTCTGCAAGAGCGTAGCCGATCTTACGTGAGATCTCAGACCTCAAATCGTAATGAGAAAGCACTTCGTCAAGTTCATAGACGAATGCTGAGCTGATCAACAGGTCATCAACTGTGATCGTCTTCTCAGCCACAGGAGGTGCACCATTGGAGTCACCAAGGATGCTGTTGCCAGGAGTATGAAACTCTGACTTGGTACGACCTGTGAAGATGAACTGCAATGATTTGCCGTTCTTAAGTGTACGCTTCATGATCAAGTCACGAGCGATTGTATTATTCTGGAAACCTTTGAACATTTCGCCACTGAACAACTTGAGGTACAGTGCGCGTTTGTCTCCAGTTAGGTTAGCCTGACCCAGCTGTGTAAGCTGAGAGGGATTAACCGCAGATTGAAAAGCCATTTTAAAAGAGAGTTAGTTTATACGACTCTCAAAGATCTTTGAGTTATTTTATTTTATTGTGGTCTATCCCACCGTCTAGACGGCAAAGGGTATCCTCGTAAGGGCCGATGCCAATAGTGATGAGGGGAATTGCACCCCTCTTTAAGATCTATCTCACTTAACCAACAACTGGTGCAACTAATGCAACAGGTGTAGATTGTGTTGATGCCAAGTCAAGTGGGAAGTTGTGTGCATTACGTTCATGCATTACTTCCATACCAAGACCAGCACGGTTCAAGATGTCAGCCCAAGTATTAAGGACGTGTCCATCTGAGGATTGGATTGATTGGTTGAAGTTAAATCCATTCAAGTTGAATGCCATAGTACTAACCCCAAGAGCAGTAAACCAGATACCCACGACAGGCCAAGCAGCGAGAAAGAAGTGCAAGCTACGGCTATTATTAAAAGACGCATATTGAAAAATGAGACGACCAAAGTAACCATGGGCTGCAACAATGTTATAAGTCTCTTCTTCTTGTCCGAACTTGTAACCATAGTTCTGACTTTCAGTTTCAGTTGTCTCACGTACAAGGGAAGACGTAACCAAAGATCCATGCATAGCTGAGAACAAGCTGCCACCAAATACACCAGCAACTCCCAACATGTGGAAGGGGTGCATGAGGATGTTGTGTTCCGCTTGGAATACCAACATATAATTAAAAGTACCGGAAATGCCAAGAGGCATAGCGTCTGAAAAAGAACCTTGTCCAAAGGGATAAACAAGGAATACAGCGGATGCCGCTGCCACGGGTGCTGAGTATGCGACAAAGATCCACGGCCTCATTCCAAGGCGATAACTAAGTTCCCACTCTCGTCCCATGTAACTGTAGACACCAATAAGGAAGTGGAAGATGACAAGTTGGAAAGGTCCACCGTTATAGAGCCACTCATCAAGACTTGATGCTTCCCAGATGGGGTAGAAATGTAGACCGATGGCGTTTGAAGATGGGACAACTGCTCCTGAGATAATGTTGTTTCCGTACAGAAGTGAGCCTGCAACTGGTTCTCTGATTCCATCGATGTCTACGGGGGGTGCTGCGATGAACGCAATGATAAAACAGGTTGTTGCTGCAAGCAGCGTTGGAACCATCAAGACTCCAAACCAACCAACATACAGTCGGTTGTTAGTACTGGTTACCCAGTCACAGAAGTTGTTCCAAATATTCTTTTGTTGTTTTTGTAGCGAAATAGTAGCGGTCATTTAAATAATAGTTCATTGTTTTTTTTTGTTCTAGTAAGTAAGACCATTTTTAGGACTTGGCTGTCCAAAGCTAGGGAGGGAATTGCACCCTCCATTAAATCTATTTAGCTATTAAAAACTATACTTGACACCAAGCTTTGTTCCGTAATCATTTTCATCAGAATCAAAAGTAGCTGCTAGTTCTCCGTAAATAGAGACACGCTCACTAGCTTGAATAGAGCCGCCTACTTTACCTGTAAGCTTAGTCTCTTCTTCACCACCATCAGGTGCGAAGATAGAAGGACCAGCTTGTACGTAGTACGAACCAAAGTTTGCACTGTTCTCATAGCCAAGGTGGAAATCTGTAACATGTCCGTTAAAGTCAGATCCACTGAAGCCAGCATTGTTCTCAATGTTTACATAAGGACGAGCGAGGGCAGGTGCAGCAGCAAACAAAGCAGCGGGGAGGATAGCAAGAATTTTCATTGTAGTTTAGTTAAAAAAGAATAAGTGTGTGTTGTACGATTACCATGAACACCCCAGCCTAGCCAGTAGTATGCAGCATTCATGTAAAAAGGTACTGTTTGATAAGACATTAGAAAAGCATAAAGATCGTTTCTAAATCTCATTTCGGTTATCATGTAATCTGTTTGGCAGTTGAGACTGCTAGGGTCTTGATTACGTTTAGCACAATGGGTGCCGAGACCAATGTAACGATCTTTTGATGTCCATTGAATTAAACCATAACCACCACGAAGGCAGCGATCATAAGGAACGATAGCACCACCCTCGCAGATGTTAGGTTTAAAGTTAGATTCTTGTTGGATGTTACCCATAATGACCGCCAATGCTGTACGGTCTGTCACACCAGCAGATGTCTGTAGTTGTTCTAGAACGTACTGCTGGGGAGCAGTACATTGTGGGCATTCAATCATTTTTTCTTGGCAGTTTTAGCGGCTCGTTTAAAGTTGGCAGCAGTGGGTGCACCAGCACTACCAGGCTTGCGCATCTTTTCATTTGAGCCTTGTTTAATGCGCATCCGTTTAGCGTGGATGTTAGCGTAGAGACCTTTCTTAGCCATTACTTCTTAGTACCTTTCTTAGGTGGCCTTCCTTTCTGTGATCCGTAAGTTCCTTTTCCTTGTGGCATTACCATACTCCGGGGATAATTTGACCAGTTAGTGCATACGCTCCAAGCGCTGCCATCACACCTAGCATTGCTAGGCGACCGTTTAGTTTTTCTGCTTTGTCGTTATGATTCACAGTGTAGTTTTCGTCAGTGTACATGGTGGGTTCTTTAGCAAAAAGGTTTTGTTGTCCGCGATCGTTGGTGGTAACAGTCATTAGAATTCTAGGTCAGAGTTTTCAAGTTTACGCATAACGTCAGAACGATATGCTGGATCACTATCATAACGTTTGTCACTCATAGCTGCTACGAGTTCTGATTGACTACGGAATGAATTATCAGCAGCAGGTGCTGCAGAACGTCCAGTCAATAGTTGACCTTCTTTACCAACAGCATCTGTGTACTTATTATTCAATGCTTGTACAGCAAAGAAAATAGCTGCAGAATTACCATCAGCCATTACTGTATCATACATCTCAATTTCTTGTTGAGATAAAGAGTCACCAGCCCAGCTTAACATATCCTTATAAGTAGACTCACCACCAACCATTTCAAATAATTGACCAGCTTGTTCTTCTGTTAGTTGGCTGTCAGAGCTTTTGTTTGGTTCCTCTTCTTGTTCCTCGGTAGCAGGTTCTTCTTGTTCGCGTTCTTCACCGGCTTCCACTTCTTCACGTGGTTCACCAAGTTTCTTTTGTAATGCTAGGTAAGCTTGCTCAAGAGATTGTGTGTCTTGAAACTTACCTGCTAGTAGCTGTTGTTGTTCCCCTTCGTTAGCCTCGGCAACAGCGAGAGACTCTTGCTCATCAGCATTAAGTTCAGGCTGATCAGCGGGTGTATCATTAAGTGTTAGTGTTTCGCTCATTGCATTGGTGGTTGTTGTTGTTGTTGCATCATCATTTGTGCTTCAGCCTGCTCACGCTTCTGGTCAACAGCAGCCATTTGTGGCTCTTGTTGTTGTGCCATCATTTGTTGTTGTTGAGCCATAGCTTGTTGCTGTTCTTGTTGTATCTCTTGCATACTCTTGACAAGATTTAATACATCAATACCAGATGCTGCTGCCAAACGTTTGACAACTTCTTCTGGATTAATAAACTGTTGAATAGCTTCTGGTCCCATTGTTTGAGCAATGACTTGTAGGAATTGACCAAGGCTTTCTCTGTCTTGTCCACGTCCAAGTGCATTAATACCTGCAACAATAGTAGGTTTAACGATATCACCTTTTGGTAATCGTGGGATCTCACCTGTTTTCTGTGCAACGTTTAGTTTACGATTAAGATAAGGAACAAGGAACTCAACAGTAAGTAAACTGAATAGTCCACCAAGTTGTTGTTCTAATTCCATCTGAGTCATACGTACTTCTTCAGCAGTAGTACGTTCTGATTGTCTTACATTAAGAATAAGGAATGCCTCACTTAAACGTTGACTTAAACTACCTACCATCTGATAGGCTGTTTGGAAATCAGCTGTTTTACCAACCTGCACTACACCAATATCATCAGGTCTACCTGTAATGATTGCACCATTGCCTGCCTTAGCAAGCGTTGATGGTTTGGTTGTACTGCTTGGTGAAACAGTAAACACTATCTTAGCAGCTGCTGCGCTGCCTTCAACCAGTGCTTGTGACAGAGCTTCAAGTGACTTTAGATCACCAATGAACTCTTCTACCCGACCACGTCCGTAGACCTCACCGTCTACGTGGTTAAAGCGTAGCACAAGCCAGGGGTTTGCGTCAATAGGTGCTTTACTCATTGACTTGGTTAGCACTTGATCCTCTACTTCCTGATGCCATACCCAACGATTGTTATCTCTAATGCAATGTGTATAAACATCACATTCATCATCATGACGTGATGA